AATACAACTACACGTGGAAGATTTGTAAGCAAAGTTGTTCCGCAACTTGGTCTAATCCAAGCACAGTCAGGTATTGAAAGGTTCGATGTCATCATGGATGAGCGTAATAACTCACTAAAAGATGAGGAGCAGAACAGAATGATTGGACGTGTCGTTGTCGTTCCAACCAAGACTGTTGAGATTATTGCGGTAGACTTCGTAGTAACAAATGCTGGTGTAAGCTTTGATACTTAGTAAAAGTATTTTTTCCCAAGCTATCTATTTATCATAGGAATATTAGGAGACTCCAATGACAGCATTAACATTCAAAAGCGCAGGTGTAAGCCTAACAGAAATCGATCTTAGCGGACCTACAACAACAGGTCCAACAGGCACACCAGCCGGAATCATTGGTACAGCTACTCGTGGACCAGCATTTGTTCCTATAACAGTTGGAAACCTTCAAAACTTTGAAGTACTATTCGGACCATCTGATGGTGAAAAGTTTGGTATTATGGCAGGTAATGAGTGGCTAACCAATGCCACCGCACTAACTTACTTACGCGTATTAGGCGTTGGTAAAGGAGAAAGAAGAACATTAACTGGAAACAATCTTGGAACTGTTGAGTCAGCAGGATTTGTTGTTGGCGAGCAGCAACCATTAAGTAATGGTAACTTTGGCCACAATTCAAATGCTGTAGTTTCAGGAGACCCTGGTAGAACATATTTCTTAGGATGCTTTATGAGTCAGTCAGCTGGTTCAACAGTGTTTTCTGACGCTAGTATTCAATCTGGTCCTGGAGCCCATCCGATACTTCGTGGAGTCATCCTAGCAGCTTCTGGTGTTATTCCGTTGATGTCATCAAGTATTTCTGGTAGTGACGCCCCGTCTTCCACATTGGCTGGTATAACAGGAGCAGATCATCTTCAAGGTGGCCTTACCGGCTCCGTAACACTACTTTCAAACGGAACATCAAAACAAGAATTTACCCTTCTCCTTAATGGACACAAGGGCTCCGATGCATCTTACCCAAATGTTTTGACAGCATCATTTGATCCAACTGCTCCAAATTATTTTGGAAACATCTTTAATGCGGATCCATTCAAGTTACAAGATGCTGGATACCTTCTGTACACTCACTATGACATAAGCCCAGCGCTTGCTGTAGTTACTGGTACGAATATCGTTACAGTTGAAAATAATAGCATTCAAGAATGTGCATTCATTACTACTGGTTCACAGGCTAGAAATCTAGGTTCTCCAATAGCTCCAAACTACGAGAACTTTGAAGATAGATATAGTGAGCCAAAAAGCACGTATGTTATATCTCAAAGATTCGGTGGTTCACCAAAGAACTTGTTCCGTATTCTTGGATTCTCTGATGGTGCTGGAGATGCACAAAAGTTCAAGTTGTCGATTGAGAACATTTCTCCGTCACAATCAGAACAAGATAAGTTTGGTACATTTGACCTAATCGTTCGTGATATAAATGATAACGATGACAACAAGTCTGTCTTGGAATCATACAGAGGACTATCCTTAAATCCAAGTGATGAAAGATTCATTGCTAAAGCGATTGGTGATCAGAATACTTTCTTTGAATTTGATAGAGCAACTGCTTCACAGAAGATTGTTGTTGAAGGAAACTATCCAAATGTTTCTGGTAGAATTAGAGTAGAAGTTACAAACGAAGTTCTTAATGGAGACATTGAAGAAACTGCGATGCCAGCTGGTTTTCGTGGAAAGTTCCACCTTGTAACTTCTGGTACAGGTCCACTTACAACTCTTTCAAATTCCGATATTCTTAAAAGAGTAGTTGAGCCACCAATGCCATTTAGGCAGAACTTGGCTATTGGAGTTGTTCCTAAAAAGGTTGCTAATAAGAACCTTTATTGGGGCGTTCAATTCGAACAACAAATATCAACAGTTGAGTACAACAAAAGCTTGACTCCTGAAAAAACAGTAAGAAGTTTTTCAAAATACTTCCCTGACTTTATGACATCTCATCAAAACTTCTCTGTCGGAGATAATGAAGGAACAGCGTTCTCTTCAGCTCTAGGAAAACTTGATGCTGACGTATTCAATAACAATATTTTCAGTCTTGAAAACATTCAGGTTGTTACATCATCTACTGGGAAAGCTGACTTGAAAACAATTACAGACTGGTCTTATGTTAGAACTGGAAACATTGTTGCTAACCCAACAAATAAGACTCGTGGATTCAACTTAGATACAGATCTTTCACTATTAGGTGTTCGATCATTGGCTAAGTTCACACTTCCTCTTCAGGGAGGATTTGATGGTGTCAACATATTCAATAGAAATGAGGCGGACCTAAGCAATAGGGCGATTGTTGAAGAAATGAACTTCACAGCTCGTGGCCAAGATGAAGGTCCTACTGTTCGTTCAGTTAGAGCTGGTCTAGACATCATGGGTCTCACCTCAGAGGTTGACGTAAATGTATTAGCGATTCCTGGCATTAGACACTCAGTCATCACAGATGCAGCCATAGTCGTTGTTGAAAATAGGTTTGACGCTATATACATCATGGATCTTGAAGAGAGAGATACTGTCAATACAGTTGTTACATCATCTCTTCAAGATGTCAATGTACAAAACACTGTAAATAGTTTTGCAGCAAGAGCATTAGACTCAAGTTTTGCAGCAGCATACTTCCCAGACTTGATCATTCAAGATCAGGCAACAAGCACGAATGTTCGTGTACCACCTTCTGTTGGTGTTATTGGGGCGTTTGCTCTAAATGATGCTGTATCATTCCCATGGTTTGCACCAGCAGGATTTACTCGTGGAGTAATGGGTCATGTTGTTCAGACAGCTGTTTCTCTAAATGAAAACAATATTGATAATCTGTATGAGGCAGACATCAACCCAATCTTAGCATTCCCTGGTGGTCCTGGGGTTACAGTTTGGGGTCAAAAGACATTGCTTGCAGCTCAGTCTGCACTTGATCGAGTAAATGTTCGTAGACTTCTTCTTGAACTTCGTAGAAGAGTTAAGCGAATTGGTAGAAACTTCCTATTCGAACCAAATAGAGAGGATACTCTTAATAGATTCTCTTCTCGGGTCAACCCATTGTTGCAAAGAGTACAGGAGCAACAGGGTGTTGAGAGGTATCGTGTAAGAATCGATACAAGCACAACCACACAAGCCGATATTGATAACAACACAATTCGTGGAGTAATCTTTATCCAACCAACGAGAACAGCCGAGTTCATTCAACTTGATTTCGTTGTTACAAATAACGGAGTTACAGTATAAAATTAACTAAATGATCTATTTAGTTAGTAAGTAAGGAGAATTTATTATGCCAGAAGTCCTTGAAGTCCAAGATATGCTTGCTAATACCTTTGAACCGAAGCGAAAGTTTCGTTGGTTATTAGCGATTGAAGGTATTGACGCATTCCTATTAAAGGATACGGCAAGACCGACATTTAGCACAGAAGAGTTTACAATAAACTACATTAATGCAACTCGCTATCTTGCGAGCAAATACACATTCGGAGAACTAAGTGTGTCTCTCCATGACGCGATTGCACCATCTGGTGCACAACAGGTTATGGAATGGATTCGATTAGCTCACGAACATGTCACTCAGCGTGCAGGTTATGCTGATTTTTACAAACGAGATATTCAACTTAAGATGCTTGATCCGTTTGGTGCTGTTGTCGAGCTTTGGGACATCAAAGGTGCTTTCATCAAAGAAGCTAACTTTGGAGAACTAGCTTATGACAATATGGAAAGTGCAGATATTGCATTGACGATTAAATTTGACTTGGCCGTCCTTCAATATTAAATCATAACCTTAATAAAGCACCATTGAATGGTGCTTTATTGTATGTATGTTTTTAGTATCATTATTTTATGAAGCCAAAAATGAATTACGAGAAAGAAGCAAGACAACTTTTCGAAAACAATGTAAAAAGATGGAAAAGAGAAGAGCTTGGAAGCCACTGTGGAGAGTGCGTAAATAAGAGGATTGAAACTAAATCTAATTTAGTTACAGTTGAGTTTTTACAGTACATTTTACACGAGGTAAATGAACAAACTGGTTGTTCAATTGAAATTATTGATGCACCTGTTGTTCTTATAGAGAGGGGAAATAAAAGCCTTATAGCAGAAATGACAACAAGAAGGCTAAAAACGGTATATTGCCCAGAAGTATTTCAGGATCTTGCTGAGATTCACAATATAG